GCGATGATAACTGCCAATATAAATTGCAGCACCAATAGCGCCGACAAAATCAAGGCGACAATCGGGATAAGCATCATTAGCAGCATCTTCTGCATGAGCGCCGAAGAATATAACTGCTTCATTATCCGAATTAGGTTGTGGAGAAGCCAACATAGCTAATGTTGACAACATAAGACCATTTCTAAACGGAACATAAGTTGGAGATACTCCTACAATATCAGAATATGATATGTTTGGAACTTCTGCGCCTACATCTGTAAGCATTGTTTTCTTCATTCCGTTAATCTTATGAACCTGATGCGCAACTTGATAATGTGCACACAAAGCTTCTGCTGCTTCTGCTTCTTTGATATGTCTTTGACCATAGTCAAAGGAAACAGCTCTAACGTTTTCAGATCCCCAAGCATTAACCGCAATAGCTAAACAAGTAGCTGAGTCAGCACCACCAGATAAGCAAACATAAGCTAAAGTCTTAGTAAGATCAGACATCACAATCTCCGATTAAAAATCGACAAATAGCCAAGGCTATTAACCTTGGCTATTCTTAGTTCAAAAGGTAGATTAACCTAAAAAGTCGTCGGCACCACCACCAGAACCTGCAGCCGGAGGAAGAATATCTCGCACATTATTGCGATTCTTTCCTTCCCACTTACGGATATCAACTCGAGCACGCGCCTTACGCCCAAGCATCTCTCCGCTTTCAGCCACTTCCTTAGGATTGAAAGGCTTTTCGAGCAACTCGGGAGCAAAGATACCGATGATCTTCTTAGTTCTCGAGATGATGCTCGCAGCGAAGGGAGTATGCAAGAACAACTTACGTCCAGCATGCTCTCCACCATCAACCGCAAACTTCCAAGTCCACATCGGGTTACCACTGCTTTGTGACATCCCGAATGTTAAGTCATCGACTTCAACATCATAGACACCACGCGGTAAACAAGGTAACTCACCTTGATCAGGAACCTGAGAAAAGTCTATGACGAACGAATCTTCGTCGACTGTTCCAGTTTCGCCACCAGTGAAATCAACACTTTCTGTATTCATTACAACACCTGCAAGTTACCGAGCACAAGGGTACTGATACTTTACTCGGTGTCAGTATCAGTTTGACCGTCACGGTCAATGTAACTTACTAGAATTCAAAGGAATATTTACAGGATTTAATCCTAGATTAGATTGTTTACCACTAATATCATCATCATCATCATCATCATCATCATCCCCATCACTCACTGAAAGCTCCTAATAAACCAACTGATTTAAGAATACTCTCAATTGTTGGGTTATCCCAGTGAGGTTGTTTAAAGTTAGAGAAACGACATTTTGCATCAACACGAGGAGTTGGATGTGCAAGCATTCTATGTACTTTTCCACCTTCTGCGGCAGTAGTTACATGAATAAATCCTACAACATCCATAAATCCTTGTACTTGTTTAGCCAATTTACCGGTTAAAGCTGGAGCATATATGAAACGTTTATTCTCATCTTGAACGTATGCTGCGGCAGCCGTAATAAGTAAATTCATCTTTAGATCACGATACGCTCTAATTGCTCGTAACATTTGAGCATTATTCTTCTTATATTCAGCCCATTCAGGAGCAGCTGTATCATCATCAATTCTTTGATTGTCAGTTATTCCTAATAACTGATACATACAGTATGTTTCAATTTCTGTCGCGCTATCAATAATGGCGGTATTATATCTCCGCGCAGGAAGACTAGGATCTCGACTAGGAAATAATCTTGCCTCTAAAGCTTTTAGCTTCGGTTCACCTTCATCAAAAGGCATATCTCTAAAAGTACAATGTACTTTTAAAAATTCCTGCACTCTAGAAAACTGTCTAAAATTCGCTACTCTGATCGTATCAATATGAGATTTGTCTTCATCAGACAAAACCTCTACTTCAGTTTGAATTGTCAGATCACCTGCTTCTGCATTTATACAGAGTATATCTCTCATTCCTTTTACTCTAGCAGCAGTACCACATAATCTAGTTTTACCAGCTCCATAACCACCATACACTAAAAGTTTTATCCAACGATCAGCATTTGTCAGAGACTGAATCTCAAATGGGGGAACATTTGGAGCAGCTGAAGTAGCGGCTGAAGTAGCAGCTGAAGCTACAACAGTCTTAGGTTGTTGCATCCCTTGTGTAACTACATTTGAAATCCCAGTTCCTCCAGAAACTGGGCTGTTGGACTTTCCTGATTCTCCGATTCCTGGGGAGATTGCTGTTGCAACTCCGCTTCTAACTGTTGGAGCTGCTGCACTAGTAGATGATATTGCACCGCTTCCAACGGAAGATTTATTTGCTGCGGCTGGGGTAGTAGAAGTCGCCATTTGATCTGTTCCTCTGCAACAGTTCTAGAAAAGAAAGTATATGCGTTAAGAATATTTTCCCAATCGTCACCCGAATCAATGGCAATACAAGCTGCCATTAACGGACAACTCCAAGAGCAATCTTTACCAGGATTAGGATATAACGGCAAATCTGGACGCGTCATATCTTCTAATTCCATTAAGAGCTTCTGCTCAAAAGCTCTTAATTGATTCATATTACGTTCTACCTTATGACGAAGAACATATTTATCTGAGTCTTCTGTTTCGTCATGAAGTAGATTATTATACATTATAATATTCTGATTAGGTGCTGATTTAATTTCTCCATAAAATTGTTTTAACATATCACCGTATAATATAGCCGATGTATGTTGTCGTGCATCATGAGATATTCTTCCTGTAGATAATATTCTTGGAGGCATTGGAACGTTTTTCTTATGTTGTTGGTAAATAACACCAGCTACAGGTTGACCATAATAACGCCAAGCCGCCCAACAATATGCTGTTATCTGATCATCAATATCCAAATGAAATATTCTGAATTGTTTTGCAGATTTATATTCAACAATCCATAACATCCCAAATTCGTCAATAATTACACGATCTAAAGTAAAGCCATATAATAATCTACGGCCTCTATCGTCGTTAATACCAAGATCAATATGAGCATTAACTTCTACTTGGTATTCATTCTCCCAAATATATGTATTATAAGGATCTCTTCCACACCTCTTTAAGAAATGCTCTGCATAGTAGGACATCATACCCATTCCTACTATTTCTAAATCACGCCAATTTGGCGGTCTTCTCTCTGCTAAACCTGTTGCTATTACATAAGCTTTAAAGGCTAGAGCTGGATGACTATATACGTTTATACCATGATAATCTTCTAAAGCATAATGCATGCCTGTGCCAAACCACAAATAATCGGCTTCAGTAAGCATACGTCTACCTTGGGCATTTGGACTCATCCAACCCCAAAGTCTACGACATTTCTTAAAAAGGATTCTATCCGAAGTACGTGCGATGAATGGCTCACCGACACTCTCCAGTACTTCGGAGGTAGGAGAATTATCTACTATTATAGGAATTACTTCCTGATTTCTAATCATAGGCGCACTGCCAGTAGTATGTTACTCTAACGAGTAACAAGATTGCATCGCAATAAAACAATTATAACTTATTTGCCTATCATTGCACAATAGGAATTTTATATTCCCATATTGGTTCTTACAGTCCATATTCTGCAAGAACTTTGCGAACATTACTTACTTTACCATTTACAACATCTTGTACTTTTTCGTACTCAGTTGCAGATGGAATAAGATATGTACATAAACAAGGATTATTCCAAACAGAATCAAGTCGACGTAATCGTCCTTCTGCCTGAATATTATTATTTGGATCCCAATCAAATCCCATAAAGTATGCGTAATCAGTAGCATCTAATGCAATACTTTGTGCATACGAAATGGTACAAAACATTGTACCACCAGTTATCTTCCATCTATCTATTCTCGTTGTTACTTTGTCGATTGTAAGTTGCCCATGAAGCGAATATACTTCTTTTGTATATCCTAAAGCCTTAGCCCATTCTGTAGTAATAGTACTTAAACCTTTAAACGGTATAAATATAACTACAGAATCAAGTTCCAGCATCTTATCTACTACATATTCAACTACTCCTCCAATATCAACATTGTCACTAGGCTCATTAAATATTAACCTTGGAGAAAGTGCAATTTGCAAGCTTTTGGTTAACTTATCTAAGGAATTTTCAGCCAATACAAAATTACGAGTACTTACTGCTTCCATTCTATCTTGCATAGATATATACATAGAAGTCTGTCTAGGGCTCATTTCTATTTTTTCAATTCGCCTAACAACAGGTTCTGTTTGTAGATCTTTTCCAAGAAATTGTTTACCTACTTCTTTCCAAGTTCTTGCAACATAATAGTTATTTCTAAGCAATTCTTTAAGTTTGTCAGCGTTTCTAACACCAAACACTTCTTTACCAAAAGAAGCGTCGGATACAAAACACCAGGTATTAACAAATTTCCAATAACTGGAGAATAGCTTTTTATCTATGTAATTAAGTACTGGAAATAGATCTTGCGGGCCTCGTGATGCCCAAGTAGCAGTACAACCAAAAAAGTAAATAGAATCGATACGTTTAAAAGCTACCGTAGTGGTTGAATTATGTTTACGTAAACATTTATGTAGCTCATCACATACAAGTACACAAACACTAGGACGACCAAGTGTTTGTGACATTAGTATACGAAAAGTTGTATATGTACAAAACCATACACCAATTGATCCCTTCTTATTTAATTCTTTCCAGTTAGGATCTCCAGATCCTTGCATCAAAGTAACGTCAATATCGAACCAACGTTTAAAACTATGTCTCCATGTTATATATGAGTTTAAAGTACCTATTATCAGGATCTTTTTTAAACCTGATAATCTACTCAAAGTAAGACATGTAATAAATGTTTTTCCTAATCCTGTTTTATGTCCAAAAACTATACGTCTTTTTCTTACAGCAAAATTTGCATCTTCTAATTGAAATGGTGCAGCAGCAATAGTAATTTTATCAGGATTAAGATTAATTGTTGACAGCATTTTTATCCTCAATTGTAACTAAGGAAGATTCTCTAACCTCAATTACGGTTTTTGCTGTAGGCCACTCACCTCTAGCAATATATTGAGCTCTCATTGCTTGATATGATATTCCTAAATATTCTGCAACTTCAGCTGCAGGTACTTTTTTACCTGTTTGTGGGTGATCAATATAAACTGTATTTCTTCTATTTCTCCCTTGTAAGCTCTTTTTAAGCCAAATACAGTTAGATGGTTCATAACCTTTATTAGGATCCTTTCTTTCTAAAGACCATTCACGATCTTTGCGTGGACCCATATCTTCAACAAATTTCCAGAAATCATGCCAACGCTCACATACTTTAATACCTCTACCTCCATAATGATGATATGCAACATGAGATTTATTATTGCATCTCATCATCATCATCTGCCAAACAGCATACTCTAAAGGTCTAAGTACACTGGGACCCTTATTCTTACATCCACAATGAGTCTTAGGACAATTAGTATGTATTAAATAATCATGTCTAACGACTATTTTTTTACCGCATTTACATACACATGTCCATTGATGTTTACCTGATTTTTGATCTCTATTTGCATATGCAATAACTGTTAAGTAGCCAAAAATTTGGCCCTTTAAATCCTTTAAACCGAATTGATTGATTAATGGTGTTGGAATACTCATATAATTCTCGTATAATGTAACTCACCATCTTCTACAGAAACAAATCTGAAATATGACTTTATTGTCATAGTAATACCATTCCGTAAATATTGTTGTTCAAATGGAATAACTTTTGGTGGATTATCAATCGATCCTGAAATTTCATGAATTAAACAATCTACAATTCCAAGAGGATTATGTAAATAAGCGCGCATATTAATCTCCAAACATTAACCAATGACATGCATGTCTAATTGCATCTCTGGAATGTCTTGCCCCTCTTTGATAAAATCCCCATTCTTGAAGACGATCATCAGTACAAAAACCTTTACCTATTTGGGCTGTTTGTAACTTAAGTCTATAGTCTTTAAGCAATGCCCAAAATCTTATTGCTCCTATTAATTGAGGAGTATGTAATTCTGCCCAAGCATGACTATCTGTTTTCCATTTATATACACGATAATCTTCCATTACCAATGTTGTAAATATATCTTTATTATTACACCACGAATCAATCCATCGACTTAAGTATTGTGCTGCGGTAGGCATTAGAGGTGTTGATAATTGTAATGTTTCTGCTAAAACTATTCCACGAAATATAGCTAATCCCGTAGTTTCACCAGGATCAATACCAATTGTCAATGAATTCTGATCAAATTCAGGACGATGTTTTTTAACCTGTTCAATAAATGTATTCATGTTTTAATTCCCCTATATTTTCAATGCGAAGAAAAAATAGGCCGAGGAGCGAACTCGACTCGGCCAAAACCACCACCAACTTTTTGCGTCAGCGATTGAAATCAGTGCTGATTTTTACGAAAATATCAGCAAAACGTATCTTACACCATTCGGATCCAGACAAAGATTTCATCAGTTCTCCAGTTATGATGTCGCGGTTTATGTGGCTCTCTTCACCGCAAGTTCTTTAACAATACCACACTCTGGCTAGTCAGTAACACACTACATACGTCAGACTATTATGGCGATCGAAGTAAACTTCATTGAGTTTGGACTTTAAAATTGAGTCCTCATCAACACGCCTGCAATTGAGTATATAGGGTTGCACGATATACGATATACGATATACGTGCGGGCAGTCTCTTCCAAGACCACTGACTCTGAGAGTTCATATAATCGACGAAACATCGATCATATATCAGGGACTTTCACCCCTCTGTGTGCAATTGTGGTAGCACATCACATCTTGCTATTACGCTTGTTGCGCAACAGCAGATCCGTCCGTTACCGTTTGGGTTGCAACCGC